ACCCTGCTTGTGCAAGATGTGACACGATTGATATAGCTTTTTGTCTTTACGAGACGCCACGCCAATACGTGTCAACGTCTCACGAACCTTTAGAAAATCATCTGGTTCATTAAGTGTGATTTCCAACATATCTGTTGGAGACCATTGTACAGTGTTACTTTCTTCCACCTTTGCTCACCTTTTTTCTTAATTCTTCTATTTGCTCAGGTGATAGAAGATGAAAAACTTGGCGAGCTTTATCGTTGCTATAGCCATAATATTGTTTCACAACTTCCATATCACTAACTAAGTCAGGTTTAATCCATTTCGAAAAGCGTTTCCGCTTTCTTATGATATTTATAAGGAAGTGATATTGAAGCTTTTTATCAATGTGGTGGTGTTGATTGACTACGTTGGCCAAACCAACAGTATCAGCAAAATAAGACAAACTGCGATTGATAACAAAAGGAACGTAGCTACGCTCATCGAATTCAGTCTCCATTATATCTTGCTTGGTGTCGTTGATGGTATTCAAATAATCAAATGGGGTCACTTGAATGCAACCCCAGCCATGATCTCAGTCATACAAGCAACCATATTCAGCTCATGGTCAGCAACAAATGCATCCTTGTACTGATAGTCTGCAAGGATCAGAACCAACTGAGGAATGCTTTGAGGCTGCACAAGATCATTCATGCGATCATACAGACCACGAAACACTGCAGATGAATCGATGTCTTGGTTATTGACTACCCAAGAGCGCATCTTCTTGAAGTCTTTAGCTTTCAGCGCTAGGGCAAGATCGCTAAAGCTGTCAGAAACCCCTTGACCAGATACGACAGTAGCCACACCCCGACCATTACTTGCAAGACGCTGAATCTCATTGATAGTTCTCCGCCAATCAGGAGCAAACTTCATAATCACATCGACTACAGCTTGCTGTTCATATTTAACACCCTCAGTGGTGAGGATGAACTCGAGTCGCTTCATAAACTGACCAGCGAGGCCAGCCAGATCCTTCTTTGTCGTATTAAACTCATACACGCTACAACGAGAGTGAAGAGGTTCGATTACACGGTTCTTGAAGTTACAAGTGAGGATGAAGCGACAGTTGTTGCTAAACTCTTCAATGAATGCACGAAGAGCTGGCTGAGTAGACTGAGGATTGAGGTAGTCTGCTTCGTCAAGGATTACTACCTTATATCCACCAGCGAGTGAGATAGAAGAAGCAAACTGCTTGATCTTACCACGAAGAGTATCGATGTTACCCTCTTCGGATCCGTTTACGACGATATAGTCGAGCCCCATCTCGTTACATAGGGCTCGAGCTACTGTAGTTTTACCCAATCCAGCAGTACCAGTGAACAGCATGTTCTGCATCTGTCCACTGGTTACAATAGCTTGGAAGGTTTCTTTAAGAGATTTAGGCAGAATCGTATCGGCAATCTTACGAGGCCGATACTTTTCTACCCACAAGAAATCATTAGACATTTAGCTCTCCATAATAAAATTATAATTGTAGTTCAAACTGAGCGGAAAGTCAATTACTTCTTGATTGTTTTGGATGGTTCCTCTGTCAACGCAGCTTCCTCTTGTACTGATTCTGCAAGTTGTACAATTTGAACACATTGGTCACGAAGACCACCAATGGTTGATAGTTCTTCTCCACGGAATCCACCACGTTGAGTGACAGCATCAATTACCGCGATAGTGCTACGAGATGCTTGGTTTGCGAGTTGGTTAAGACGTACTTGGGACATAATAAATCCTTATTTGTATGTTGACGATTTTTCAAGCGCAACCCAATACTTGATTTCTTTCTCAAGATTAAGGCTGGTGAACTGAGAGATTAACTTGGAAGTAAGCTCGACCTTGTAGTCAGCTGGAATAACCTTCAAGTTAGCAATGTTAAAAATAAAGTTAAACTGATCAGTGTCAGCTTCCCCATCCACATCGATGGAGTATGTATTAGAGGTGGAATTGTCTTGATCAACAACACTCAGAGTGATCAGATTGCTCTTCCCTGTAATAGACACTTGACTATGACCAAGAGCACCAGCAGCGCGCTTGAGATTATTCAGTGTCCCTTGATCAAGAGTAAATGATACGTTAGCAGCTGGCATTGGAAGACCCTTGTTACGCACATTCGTCTCACTCGGCTTTGTTAGATTGTCAGTATCAGAGAAGAAGTACTTGATTTGAGCTCGACCCGATGCATCACCAATCTGCACATACTTATCAGTGAATCGCAGAGTTGGTGTGTTGACAAGACCAATCACAGAGAGAAACTCTGATAGGTCATAGATGCCAATCTCTTGAGGAAATGTTTCCTCAACGTCTGCACTCGCAACGATGTTCTTTGCTTCTGCAACCGTCATAATCGTATTGCCAGCATTGATAACAATGTTAGAGTTAATCGATGCAAAGTTCTTCAATACTTGCGTAGTAAAGTTGGATAGTTCCATTATATAGATCCTTTAATCTTGCTAAAGTTATTTTGTTTAATGAACTCTATCTTGTTAGCAAACTTGCCTTCAAGAATGTCACCTTTGTGAGAGATCACATAGACGTTTGTGTCATCCCCTAAAGTATAGATGATTTTCATAAGGTTGTCAACCCCTTCATAGTCCAAAGATGAATCAAATGTTTCGTCTAAGATTAGTAGATTGGTTGCCACTGAATTCTTCATCTTAGCGATCATTCGCCACGTAAACAATAGGGCCAAGTCAATACGTTGCTTCTCACCTTCTGAGAACGAATCATACGAGAAACCATCACGGTGTCGTGACTTGATCGTCTCAACAAACGATTCGTCTAAGTTGAAAGACACGAAGAAGTCTAATACCTGTAGATATTGATTGACTAGTTTGTTGATCACTGGTAGATACTGCCGAACGATCTTAGTCTTAATCCCAGTATCTTTCAACATCTCACCAATCACTTGGTTGTATTGAAACTTATCGTTAAGAGTTAGTTTCTCTTCAATCATAGTATCCTTATCGTCAATATACAGATCTAGATCATCTTTAGCCTTAGTGATATCGCTAGTGGTATCTGTTAGGTTGTCAATCTCGTTCTCAAGATCTTTGATTGAACGTTCAATACGAATAATCGCTTGAGTGTTAACGTTAAGATCAGTTTGCCACGCGCGTATGTCTTCAAGGTTCTTAGTAATGGTGGATAGTTCTAACTCAGTAGCCGAGATCTCTTCAGTTAGTTTATTCAATGCGGAGTTCAACTCACGAGCACGTTCAGACGCTTTAGAGATCTTATCCCTTTTGATCTCATCACTAATGTCTTGAGTACAAGTTGGGCATGTGCAGTTCTCTTCAAAGAACTTCGCATCTTTAACCACAGACTTAATATCAGTTTTAAATTGAGTATTGTACTGCATTAACTGCATACTCTTCTGGCGAGCTTTGTGCTCTTTAGTTGGCCAAATAGCGTTTTGATGCTGGATCTTCAATGTCAATACAGAGTTATTGTGACTAATGTCACTCATCTCTTGACGTAGAGTAGTAATCGCGGTTTCTTTCTGCGACTTCAGATCTTTGTTGATTCTATTAATGTCTTGGATGTATTTACGTTGTGTATCTATCTTATTTGATTGCAGATCGATACGATATTGGATATCTTTGATAGTATCCTTTAGATCACTGTTCTTTAGTTTCAGAAGTTGGTTCATCTTAGAGAACACGTTGATGTCCAAAAGATCTTCGATAACTTCTCTGCGGTGTTGGGCGGTCAGCTGCATGAAAGGAACAAAAGAGGAGCTTCCAAGGACAATGATCTGATGAAAAGACTTATGGTTCAGTTTGAGAATGTTTTGTTCAAGGATCTTTTGGTACTCTTTAGAGTGAGAATCTTGATCGATCATCACGTCATTCTTCCAAATCTCAAACACAGATGGTTTGATACCACGGATAATCCTATACGTGGATCCAGCTACTGTGAAGATAACTTCAACAAGACAATCTTTGTTATTGATTGAATTGACTAATTGAGGTTTAGAGATGTTACGGTGTGGTCGCCCAAAAAGTGCGAATGACAAAGCATCAAGCATTGTTGACTTACCCGCGCCATTGTGACCAACAACTAAGTTTGTTGAGTATTTTTGGAAGTCAATATGAGTGAAAGAATTTCCTGTACTGAGGAAGTTCTTCCACTTAAGTTTTTCAAATACGATCATTTAGCACCAATTAATATTACATCCGCCTCTGTTTCAATCCAAAGCTTTGCACCGCAAGGCCTAGGTTTATCAGGTCTATAGACCATACGAGATGGTCCTCTTATATCAACTTCCATACAATACTGCACAACACCATTCTCTTCCACGCGGCAGACAGGTTCTTCTGACCCTCGCTTTGCATTGCTTTGAATGATATTGCGGTTGATATGTATAATCTTCATACAATTTCCATTGTCTGAGCTTCAATCATTTAGTCATGCATCTGTGTTTTAATGCGGTCTTTATCTAGATCCGTATCAACAGCGTCGATATAACTGTTGAGTAGAGATGTTGTATCTTCTAACGAAATTGTCTCGTTGTCAACTGATTCGCCAACAAATTCATTAAAATTCTCAGCAATCTTTAGTTCGTGGATTTTCTTGCTTTGAATACGATCAATAAACCTATCAAATGTGAACAGATCTCTCTTGTTGATTACAACAATCTTAACGAACTTACCTTCAACATCACCTAAGTCATATTGCAAGTAGTCTGTGTGAGTGTCATCATAGTAGATCCGTTTGAACAGAGTGTGTGGGTTACGGATAGCCGTTATCTCTTTCGACTCCGTGTCATAAACATGGAAATGCTTTGGATCGTGGGCATCGTTCCAAAAGAATTCGAGCTGCGTTCCAAGGTAGTGGATATTGTTTTTGCTTGACTTCGTGTGGTAATGCCCCGAATAAACCGCATTAAAGCGGTCAAAGATATCTGTACCCATTCCATGTTGCATCCTTACACCTTTCATCACTTCAAAGCCTGTCAGCTCAAAGTGCCCACCAATATGAGTTGCTTTAGTTGTTTTGAGAAATTCTAGTGTTTGTATTTCGTTGTCAGGAGCAATCCATGGAACCAAAGCCCAAGTCATGTCACCGTATTGAATTTCTGTAGGTTCGTGAATGATACGAACCTCGTCCATATAGTGACCAAGTAGTTCTTTGAGACTATTGAGTTCGTTGGTGTTTTTGTAAAAGGTGTCGTGGTTTCCACAGATGATGTCCATCGTGAGATTTCGTTCTCGCAATTGAGATAGAAACATCTTTCTATTTCGGTGTAGAACTCTGAAATTGATGAACTTCCTGTTATCAAAGAAGTCACCAAGATGCAAGATGTGTGTAATTTTATGTTCTTCTAAGTATGGAAAGAACACGTCACTGTAGAATTTTTCAGCGTTGTCTAAAAATATCTCAGATGAGTTACGAGTACCAGCGTGAGTATCGTTTAAAATAGCAAACTTCATTCCATAAAATCCTGTAGGTCAGAGTCGACAGTAATCTGATATTTACGTCTAACTTTTTCTTCACGAGAGAATTTTGTAAACTCAGTATCTTTTTCTTTGACTTTATCAATACGATCTTTTAGCTGATCGATAAATGCTTGTAAAACTTGAGTTGACGCAGTGTCACCATTTTCGCTGAATATGTATTCTTCAATACCACTTTGAGATAAGTATCGCAACTTAATATCTTGTTGTTTCTTCTCTTTAGCAATACGCCGTAGAAATGCATACCAAGCAATCTGTGTGAAGTAAGCAAACGCGTTTGGGTTACCTGATCGCGTTGCAGCTTCGATATTGTAGTTCTCAATTGCACGAAGGCAGTTCTCAACAGCATCCATCACCATCTCTTCACGATAGGTGTAACGAATGAAGTTAAGTTTATGAGAAAGACCTTCACAGATCTTTAAGAAACATCTAGCAATGTAATCGGGGACCTTGGGTAGATCGTTCTTCTTGGCAGCCTTTGCTGCTTGAAGTTCCGTACAATATGCAACAACAGCTCGTGAAAAATCACCATTGTTGACGTAATGAATACTTTCACGTTTAGCCATTAATAGCATACCTTAATTATTAATTACATTGATTATAGTATAAAAAAACACATAAGTCAATGAGTGTTTTTACTGAAATTTAAACAGGTTTTTATTTTTTAAACAAATGAATGTGAATATGCCAAAGAACATTATAACGATTACTGGGATTACGCTTACCCTCTCGTTGAAAGTGAAAGTAACTCTTCCCATCTTTATTTTTTAAATGAATACCACCATTCAAAAACTTCCATTCAGCATCATTTACCTTATCAACAATTTTTTGATAGGTCAATTCATATTCTATTGTGGGTAAATGATTATACACAACATGAGTAATATCAAAACCATTTCGAATGATCAAATCAACAATGGCATGTTTATTGTTATCAAGAAACTCTTTGAATGCAGTTACATAATTTTCATCAATTTGTTTTATGGTATAACGATCCTTTCCTTTATTATTCAGGTCCTTACTACCGCAAAACAAACGAATAAACTCAATGGCATTTCCAGTAATATCAAAGGTTTTAATAAAGTGATTTTGAGTAGTTAGGTGGACTTGAGTGCTGCTACCACTTGCATTTTTAATACTCTTATTGATGCCACCATTAGATCCATCAATTTTAGTACGTGATCCTCCAATCTGTTGTAGACCATGGGCCTCACAGATTTTTTTTTCTTTAACACCAGAGTATTCTTCGCGGATGTTGTAACCTTGTTCAGATGTAAGGGGCATTGCTCAATCTTTCTTCTACAATTTTAGAATAATTATCATCTATTTCAAACCCCATCCACTTTCTGTTAAGTTCTTTTGCCATCACTGCGGTAGTACCAGACCCCATGAAGGGATCAAGAACTAAATCACCTTCTTGTGTAGTCAATTGAATACAGTTTCTTACAAGTTGTGATGGAAACGGTGCAGGATGTTGTTTTTGTCGTTCAGGATTAATTACCCAAACTTCGCTGCGATAGTTGGGATCAACAGCATCACGAAATACTTTTGGTTTATTTTTACATAACCAATAGATATGTTCTGTACATGGCACAAGAACATCATTGCGAATGTTTGGTGAGTTGCGTCTGTCCCAGATAATTAATTGATAAAGTTCAACATCACTTTGTGAAATAAAATCGGTGGGAAGATAACATCGGTTTTTATGTCTTCGTGGTTTATGATTAAAGAAAATACTACCAGTGGGTTTAATCACTCGATAGCACTCGTTTAAAAAGGATATCATCCATGCTTGATATTCTTCCTCTGGCATATCATCACCATAGGTATTATAATCAATATTAAATTTACTCCAAATTTGATTACCTTTCTTTACCTTACCAAGCAATCCTTTTTTGTTATACGGTGGTGATGTGACGATACAATCCACTGAATCGGACTTAAGTTCTTTAAGTCCTTCTATACAATCTTTTTTTATTAACATAATTCAGTATGTCCTTGTAGATATCCTATCATACTTTATAGTAACATATCATAACACAAAAGTCAACAACAAAATAGTTGATTATTTTAAAAAATAACTGTTGACTTTTCTGGCAAACCCTGTATAATAAAGCTTCAGTTGTTGCAGTGTGCCATACGTTACTTAACTAAGAAGCCGATTCGGGGGATTTCTAAGAATCCATTGGCATCATCATATGATTCGATGTATCGATATCCACGACTCAGATAGGCTTCTTTGTTTACAGAGTTATCAGCCCAAACAGGAATGAGTTCATCATAGTTTGGATCAGGTGATTCTCTTAGGTGCACCTCAATGGGTTTGTCACCTATAAATTCAATATTGATTCTACCGACATCATGCAGTTCATTGAACTGTGAAGAAACCTTTGGTTTGTAAGTAGATCTTATCCAAGAAACAAATCTTGATAGGTTGTTGATATCGTTTGTTCCTTGCCAGCAAGATATTGATTTCCAACGACCATCAACGAATTCATATGTAGCAGAGTATTGAATACCAGCAATAAACTCACACCAAAAATACCCAGGGGGGACCTTAGTAGCGTCTCCAGCCTCAATCTTTATAACCTTAGATCCAACACCCATTCCCGATAAGTTATATATCGGTCTAACAATATAGTGATCTGTGACATCAGGAGCGAGGCCAGTAGGCCCACACTTGTAACCCATTAGTTCAGCAAGATACAACTTGTTAAACCATTTATGGTGGTGAGGATATTTTTCCCAAGCTTCAAAGTCGTGTATCAATGAATAACTCTTCCTGTAAATTTCACCACATTTGTTGGAGTGTCACTATCATATGATGGATCGTTGGATGCTTCTCTTAGACTTTTAATAAAGTTTGCCAGCTTCTCTGCCATATCATCAGAACTGCTTTCAGGTAAGTGGTCATGCATTACAACTTTAGCGTAATGTTCAATAAGTTTTTCTGATGGGGTTGCTTCACCAACAACATGATTTGAGTTTAACACCATTATGTTATCAGGTTCGTCTTGCATCATCATCCAAGGGCGCATTGAATACGTCCTTGTACCATCTGTCGTTTGACCATACATGAAAATCACATACGCATTCTTAACGACCATATCCGCTACATCATCATCTGGATATTCGACTACATCACAGATAATTTCTTCACCAGATGTTAACTTGAATTGTTTAATATCATTCATTCTATATTTACCTGTGTAACTTTATAATTGAATTGTTCTTGTTGGTATATTTTAACACGTTCAAAGCAATGTAATAGCGTAAAGTTCTTTCTCGTTCTCCAATGTAAATCGTCAGATATATCAAACAGTTGAGTGGTTGATCCGTCATCTGATTTACGCAAACCTCTTCCAATTGACTGCAACACTCTGATCTGAGACTTATTTGGTGATGCGAAGATAATGTTGTGGAGGTTTCGTATATTTATCCCCGTTGAAAACGTACCCATCGAAGCCACGATGATAGCATCTTGTTGAGTTTCAACAATACGACGAATAGCTTCACGATCATCAGTGGCCACCTTACCTGAAACAAAAAATACTTTACGACCATCTGCTGCTTTATCTTGAATTAGATCTCGCAACACTTCTCCATGCTTTTCAACTCTATGGAATAGAACGAGTGTATTTCCCTTTTGCGACAATGATAAATTACGAATAAATTTATTGCGTTTCTCATGTTTGATAATAAAATCAATTTCATCTTGATATGTTTGTGATCCAAAGTTCTCACGAGTTGTTTCACTATACAATAAGTTTAGTACTGTGATCTCTAATGGTGCAAGTGTTCCGTCATCTTGCAGCTTCTTTGTCTTTGTAACTTGATATACGGGGCCAAACAACCCTTCAAGTACTAACTTGTGAGTCAGTGTCCCATCAAGAGTTCCTGTCGTACCGAAGCGATACTTAGCTTCTGTAGACTTGTTCATAATAGAAGATAGTGACTTAGACTTAAAACCATGACACTCATCACCAATTACACCAATGAACTGTTCAAACCAAGCCTTTGGAAACTTATAGATCGATTGCCAAGTTGAAATAATCACACGTTTGTTGGTTGTTTTATCCTTGCCAGAATAGATCTTATGTACCTTCTCGCCGTCCCAACCATAGTCAATAAAATCTTTGTGGAGTTGTTCAACCAAAGAAGTTGTGGGAACAACGATTAGTATCTTACCTTTGTCAGTGCCAAGGATGTGTCGAGTCAAACCATATATGATAAGAGACTTGCCTGATCCAGTAGGGCTGACAAACACACCACGCTGGCGATCCAAGGCAGTAGCAATTGCATCGTGTTGATAGTCTCTTACCTCGTATGGAAGTTTAAGGTGTTTATAGAATTCAAGTAGACCTTCACGATCAATCTGTTTTGATGCGAATGGAAAACCATAGTCTGATTCTTCAATATCAATTGTGTAGTTGTTATTCTTGCAAAACTCAATCAGATAGACAAACAATCCAGCGTTCAGTTCTCTCGCGAGTGAGTTGAACAAACGGATCTTACCATCCCAAATACGGTTTTTGAAAGCTGGCATGAATTTGTAACCAGGAACAAAAAAAGAGAAATACTCGCTGAGTTCAGCGGATATTCCTCTATCGCAGATTACTTCCATCATACTATAGTCTTTTAGACTAGCAGTTACGTCTGCCATTAGTTCCCACTTTCAAAGACCTTCCACTTGATAATGTTACCTATCGTTTGGTGGCGCCATTTAATGTTTTCCATAATTTCACTAAGTGTATCTATAATGTTCTTCCACGCGGCGATTTTCTCAATAGATAATTGAATTTCTGGATCGGAGTCGTAGTAGTAATCCATATCACCTTTCATAATACGAAGACCATTGAACGGATCTGGCACCCAACCTTTTTGGTTCAGCTGCTCTTGATCCATCTTGCCGTTGTAATACAACCATTTATCTTTGAGAAGATTTTTCTGTTGCATCTCTAAATTCTTCATAGTCATCTTTGCTTCTGATAACAGTTGAAGATATTTTGCGTGTAGCATTGGTGTTTGGTGTGAAGCTTCATCTAGCTTGCGACCAATAATACAGTCTTCTTTCCACATGTTGTGGATTAAAATCAGTTCTTTCATAACGAAGCCCTATTGTTAGACTATTTCAAAGTACGAAAACCTAAAGGATACGGGGAAAGTTAACAACGGGATATCTTGAGTTGTTGCTTCAAAATTTATGTCACCCAAATCAGTTGGAATACAATCTATATATCTGATCTGTTTCAACTGATTATTTTTGCTAGACAATACAGAAAGTGTAATGTCAACCACAGTAGGGTAATCATCCTCTAAACCAAAAATCCTAGTTTGGTTTGGTGACTCAACAAGTCTTTTCATCCAATCATACATTTCACTGTATGCAGAAAGATTTTCATCAAGTATAATTGTAGCAGTAAGTTCGTTGAATGTCAACTTATCTCCTGCCATATGTAGGTTCGCACGTTTGAACGGTAGATCCGCTGCTGGCAATGTGACACTTGGATGGGTAACAGTTTGAGCAAAGTATTCGAGGTTACCAAATTTTTTACGATCAATAACTAACTTGAACGCCGTAGGTTGTAAGTAGTTGATGTTTGTTGTGAGTTCTGCCATAAAAAAATCCCAAAAGTTATGTTTCTTCTATTTATACGCTTGACATTTGTGTTAAGATGTACTATATTGGTATTGTAAGAAGAAGAGAGAATCGATATGACTGCTTTGGTTATTCCTGTCGTGTTTCTAATTGTGCTGGTGGTATCTGGCACTCTTTCGGAAATTTTCTGTGAGGGGAGTGAATAATGATGCC